CGATTTGGTAGAAAGGTAAGAAATCTTATTGACAGTGAAGATTTCAGAGTTATTTTTCCAAATTTAAAACTTCAGGCAGATAACAAATCAGCTGGTAGATGGACAACAAACCAAGATGGTGAATCGTTCTATGCTGGTGTGGGTGGTGCAATTACAGGTCGTGGTGCTGATTTACTTATTATAGATGACCCACACTCTGAGCAAGATGCCTTGTCGCCAAAGTCACTAGAGTCTGCTTATGAATGGTACACATCAGGACCTAGGCAAAGATTACAACCCGGTGGCACTATAGTGATAGTTATGACACGTTGGAGTACCAAAGACTTAGTAGGTAAAGTTTTGAAGAAACAAGGTGATGACAATGCTGACCAATGGGAAGTTGTCGAGTTTCCAGCGATATTACCAGAAAGTGAAAATCCTTTGTGGGGTGAATTTTGGAAGAAAGAAGAATTGTTATCAGTTAAAGCTTCATTGCCAGTATCTAAATGGAACGCACAGTGGATGCAAAACCCAACTTCTGAGGAAGGTTCTATTGTAAAAAGAGAATGGTGGCAACAATGGCAAGGCGAAGACGTGCCTGATTACAGTTATGTCATACAAAGTTACGATACTGCTTTCTCTAAGAAAGAAACAGCTGATTATTCTGCTATCACTACATGGGCTATATTTCAAGATCGTGATGAAGTTGACCAAATAATACTGTTGGATGCCAAAAGGTACAGGGTAGATTTTCCTGAGCTCAAAAGAATAGCTTTTGATGAATACAAGTATTGGGAACCAGATTGTGTGTTGATTGAGGCTAAAGCATCAGGAACACCACTAACACAAGAACTAAGACGTATGGGCATACCTGTTACATCTTATTCACCCAGCAGAGGACAAGACAAGATAGCAAGAATGAACAGTGTTGCTCCTATATTTGAATCTGGTATGGTTTGGGCTCCTGATGAAGACTTTGCAGACGAAGTGAGAGAAGAACTAGCATCATTTCCATTTGGCGATAATGATGACTATTGTGATAGTACAACTATGGCTTTGATGAGATTTAGACAAGGTGGTTTTTTATCTTTGAAAGAAGATTATCAAGATGAAGCAAAGTTTTTATCTAAAAACAGAACAGTGTATTATTAATGAAAATATTTTTAACCAAATTCGTGCACGACACAAAAGAGTATGAAGGACCTGATATACATGCAGAAACTTGGGAGGAAGCAGAGTTGATTGCAGAATTACAAGGATTAATACTAGAAGGTGAGTTGACAGAATTAGTTTCTTTAGGTGACGAGATAAGACCTAGAGTGCTACACTAAAGATTATGGCAGTAGATAAACAATTAGGAACAGAAGACAATCCAGATATTATGGAACAAGGGTCTGCTGTTGTAGTAGAGCAAGAACCAACAAGACAAGAATTAATCTCAGATGCAGCTCAAATACTCGTTAGTGAAGATGAAGTGTTGGTAGGCGATGAGTTGCTAGAACAACCAATGCCTCAGATAGATTTTAATTCTAACTTAGTAGAATTTATAGATGAGGATATTTTACAAAAAATAGCTTCTGATTTAATGAGCTCTATACAAAGTGACAAACAATCCAGAAGTGAGTGGGAAAAAACTTACAAAGAAGGTCTTGAGTATCTTGGCATGAAGTTTGATGAAACTAGGTCACAGCCATTTGAAGGTAGTTCTGGTGTGGTTCATCCTTTATTAGCAGAAGCAGTTACTCAGTTCCAAGCCCAGAGTTATAAAGAGATGTTGCCAGCCAAAGGTCCTGTAAAGACAGAAATTGTTGGTGCTAGAACTATAGAAACAGAAAGTCAGGCTGAAAGAGTACAAGCCTTCATGAATTATTACATCATGAATGTAATGAAAGAGTATGACCCTGAGCTAGACATGTTACTGTTCTATTTACCACTGGCTGGTTCTGCATTTAAGAAAGTTTATTTTGATTTTGTTACAAACAAAGCTGTATCTAAGTTTATACCACCAGAAGATTTAATTGTGCCTTACGAAGCCTCTGACATCTCTTCAGCTGAAAGAATTACACATGCTATTAGTATGTCTTTAAATGAAGTCAAGAAACAACAAATAACAGGTTTTTATGCAAATGTAGATATACCTGAGACAGACTATGGCGAAGACGCATCTGACATAGAAGGTGCTATAGATGAAATACAGGGTGTTTCACCAAGCTACAAAGAAGATAGAAATAGAACTATATACGAGATACACACTGTTTTAGACATAGAAGGCTTTGAAGATTTGGATGCAAATGGTGAACCTACAGGTCTTAAACTGCCTTATATTATCACCATAGATGAAAACTCAGAGACTGTTCTAGCTATTAGAAGAAACTACTTAGAACAAGACCCACTCAAGAACAAAATCAATTATTTTGTGCAATATAAGTTTTTACCCGGATTAGGATTCTATGGCTTAGGTCTATCACACATGATTGGTGGTTTATCTAAAGCTTCTACCTCTATACTTAGACAACTTATAGATGCTGGTACGTTAGCTAACTTACCAGCTGGTTTTAAAGCAAGAGGCATGAGAATCAGAGATGAGGATGAGCCTTTACAACCCGGTGAATTTAGAGACATAGATACGACTGGTGGCTCTTTAAGAGAGAACCTTATACCTTTACCAATAAAAGAACCAAGCAATGTACTGATGCAATTATTAGGTTTATTGGTCGATTCTGGTAAAAGATTCGCAGCTATTGCTGACATGAATGTAGGTGACAGCAACCAAGCTATGCCTGTTGGTACTACTGTAGCTCTTTTAGAAAGAGGTACTAAGGTTATGAGTGCTATCCACAAAAGATTGCACTACGCACAGAAAATAGAGTTTGAACTTTTAGCTAAAGTGTTTGCAGAGTATCTGCCACCATCTTACCCTTTCCAAGCTGGCACAGCTCCCAATGAAATCAAACAACAAGACTTTGATGGTCGTGTTGACATCGTACCAGTATCAGACCCTAACATATTTTCACAAAGTCAGAGAGTTACACTAGCACAAGAATTATTGATGATGGTTCAATCCAATCCTCAAATACATGGACAACAAGGCATGTACGAAGCATACAAAAGAATGTACGCAGCTCTTGGGGTGGACAACGTAGACTCGCTTATACCTCCACCACCTGACATGACACCACAACCAGTTGATGCTGGTTTAGAGAACAGTAATCTTATGTTAGGTATGCCAGCTCAAGCTTTCGAAGGACAGAACCATGAAGCACACTTAGAAACACATAAGAGTTTGTTTTTGACACAAGTGGTTAAAGATAACCCACAGATACAATCAATAATCATAAGTCACTGTATGCAACACTTACAGTTCTTATCATCACAAATAGCCAGTCAGCAGATACCACAAGAAGTGCAAATGCAACTACAACAAGCACAAGCAGATATGCAACAGATGCCAGCAGACCAAGTTATGCAAATGCAACAACAAATACAAATGACTTTAGACCAATACAGTGCACCTATCATGGCACAACTTACATCTGAGTTCTTACAGTCTATAGGACAAGGTCAAAGTAACGACCCATTGGTTGATATAAGAAAGTCAGAGCTCGACCTAAAAGACAAAGAACTAGACATTGAGCAACAACAGTTTATTCAGAAACAAAATCAAAGAGCACAAGAAAAAATGCAAGAGAACATGTTGCAAGAACAACGCATAAATGTGCAAAAAGATATAGCTGATGATAAACTAAATGTAGCTATAGACAGATTAAGACAAAATGCTGATTTAAAGCTTATGGAATTAGGTACAAAAACGAGGAATTAATTATGGCAACATCATTTAAACAAAAAGCAGTAGCTGAACTTAGAGCTGCTAAAAAAATCGAAAGAGAACAAGAATCTAAAGCACAAGCAGAGCACGAACAAAAAGAAGCTGCCAAGCTATTGGCTAATGAGCAAAGAATAGCAGATAAACTGGCACGAATAGCACAACCAGAGCCTGTTGTTGAAGAAGTGGTAAAAGAAAAACCAAAATCAAAGGCAAAACCAAAAGCTAAAACTACAGCAAAAAAAAGAGGCAGACCAGCTAAGGCTAAAAAATAATGGCTGATGATTATGAGTTGCTTGACGCAGTTAAAAAAATTATATCGCAAAGAGAGTCTCAGATAGGCGAAACCATGATGTCAGGTGGTTTGAAAGATATGGAACATTATAAATATTTGCAAGGAGAACTATCTGCTTTATACTATATGAAAACAGAATTACAGAATTTATTTAAAAAAGATTAAATGGCAAAACTTAAATCCACAAACGACATAGTTGCAGATGCTTACATACAAGAAGAGGCAAGAGTTCTTGACCCTACTTTATTAGAAAAATCAGTATTAGACAGGATGCCACAACCAACAGGTTGGCGTATGTTGGTTTTACCATACACTGGTAAAGCAACCACTAAAGGTGGCATACATTTAGCACAAAGCACTGTAGATCGTGAAGCTCTAGCAACTGTAGTTGCTTATGTAGTTAAGCAAGGACCTGATTGCTACAAAGATACGAAAAGATTTAGTGGAAAACCTTGGTGTGAGGAGAAACAATGGGTTTTAATAGGGCGTTACTCTGGCTCTAGGTTTAAATTGGAGGAAGGTGCAGAGGTTCGCATCATCAATGATGATGAAGTGATAGCCACAATTCTCGACCCTGATGACATAGTGAGTTTATGATGAATGAACAAGAAAATGCACAACAAATTCAGCCAGAGGCTGATGATGTTGAAGTAGAGGTAGTAGAACAGGAGGCTGTAGTAGACTCTAGCCCAGATGATGAGCTAGAAAACTATACTAAATCTGTTTCCAAAAGAATAAATAAGTTGAATGAACGCAACAGACAAGCTGAAGAAAAAGCAGCTGAGTTAGAGCGTAGACTGGCTCAAAAAGAGCAAGAAACAGCTTATATGGCTCAAGAAAGGTTGCAAACGCACCAAACTTTAATACAGAAAGAAAAGGAAGCAATACAAGCTAAAGAGATGCAAGCTGATGACTTGTACAGAAAAGCAGTTGATTCTGGTGATGCTGAGTTGATGTCTAAAGCTGATACTCTGAAAAGTGATTTAAGCATACAGAAAGAAAAAGTTAGGATGGCTGAAGCACAGGCACAACAAACTTTTCAAAATCCACAGCCAGTTCCTCAACAACAACAATATCAAGAACAAACACAAACTACTGTAGAACCTAGCTCACAAGCTAAAAGCTGGCACGACAAGAACCAGTGGTATGGTGACACCAGTAATGACGATAATGTACAAGCAACACAATTTGCTTATTTCACACATTACAATCTAATTAACGAAGGCTATGAAGCTGACTCTGATGACTATTACAGTGAGCTCAATAGCAGAGTTTATAAAGTTTACCCTGATTTACAGGGCAATAATGACGTTCAAAATGAAGACAGACCCGCTGTGCAAAGAGTCGCTTCAACTTCTGTAGGAAGTCGTCAAAAAACACAAGGCAAGAAGACAGGAGTGACTTTTTCTAAATCAGAAGTTGAACGTCTCAGAGGATTGAAACCACATAATATGTCTGAAGAGGCATGGTTAAAATCTGTTGCTAAAGAGAAACAAAAAATTTCACAAAGAGAGGCAAAATAAAATGACTAACGAAATAGAACAAGAAACTACAACCAGAAAATCTCGTGAATCCGAGTCACACGCTAAAGAAACTCGTAGAACCCCATGGAGACCAGTAAGAAAACTAGAAACACCTCCAGCACCTGAAGGATATGAATATCGTTGGATAAGAGAATCAATGATGGGGCAAGAGGATAGGGCAAATGTAAGTAGAAGACTCAGAGAAGGTTGGGAGCTTGTAAAAGGTTCTGATTTACCTGAAGATTTTAACTTACCAACTATGGATTCTGGCAGACATACTGGTATTGTATATAACGAAGGACTACTCTTAGCGAAGATACCACTTGAAACCATTGCTGAACGTAATGCTTATTACCAAGGCAAAAACCAACAAGCAAAAGAAGCGTTAGACAATAATATGTTTAACGAATCAGCTAAAGATGGAAGGTATGTTAAGTATGACTCGCAAAGAAAGTCTAATGTTACTTTTGGGAAAAAGTAACTAATATAAATAGGTAAAAATTATGGCTAATAAAGATGCCCCATTTGGATTAAAACCTGTTCGTATGATGGGCGGAGCACCCTATTCTGGAGGTCAATCCAGATACAGGATAGCTAGTGGAGCCACAACACCAATTTTTAATGGCGATTTAGTTACGCAATTAACAGCTGGAGTTTTGGGTCGACACGCTGCTACTGGTACTGTTCCGATTGTCGGAGTGTTTAATGGAGTCAGTTATACTGACCCAACTACTGGCGAACAAGTATTTAAAAATTACTATCCCGGAAGCATAGCTGCTTCTGACATAGTAGCTAACGTGATTGACGATGCCAATGTCGTTTTTGAAGTACAAGCAGACGCAGCAATGCCTGTTGCTGACTTGTTTGGAAATTTTGACATTGTTGACGGCTCTCCTGTTGGCGATACAGCCTCTGGAAGGTCTAATGCCGAGCTAGATGTAACTACTGGTGCTACCACTGCTACTCTTCCTCTTAAAGCAATAGACATCTCTGAGGACCCTGATAACGATGATGTTTCATCATCCAACACCAATGTTCTGTGTGTGATTCAAAACCACATCATGGGGCAAAAAGGTGCTGGACTAGCATAAGGTAGGTAAAAAATGGCAATATCAAGAGCTCAACTCGCTAAAGAGTTAGAACCCGGATTAAACAGCCTCTTTGGCTTATCTTACGATGAGTACAACAGAGAGTACGAAGAAATCTTCTCTATAGAAGACTCTAATCGTGCCTTTGAAGAAGAGGTGTTAATAACTGGATTTGGTTCCGCACCCACTAAGTCTGAAGGACAAGGTGTTAGCTTTGACAACGCATCTGAAAGTTACAGTGCACGTTATACCCACGATACAGTGGCTTTAGCGTTTGCTTTAACAGAAGAAGCGGTCGAAGATAACCTCTATGATTCTTTAGGTAAAAGGTATGTCAAAGCATTGGCAAAATCTATGGCTAACACCAAAGAAGTTAAAGGTGCTGATGTATTGAATAACGCTTTCTCATCCAGTTTTACTGGTGGAGATGGTAAATCTCTTATAGCAACAGATCACCCACTTTCAGGTGGTGGTTCAGCTGCTAACAGAGCTACATCAATGGCTGACCTCAACGAAACTTCACTAGAAGATGCGTTGATTGACATTAGTGGATTCACAGATGACAGGGGATTAACAATTTCTGTTCAAGCTACAAAAATGATTGTTCCTAGTGAACTCGTTTTCGTTGCTGAAAGAATTTTAAATTCTAACCTGAGAACTGGAACTTCAGACAATGACTTAAATGCTGTAAAAAGCACAGGGGTACTACCCGGTGGTTATTCAGTAAATCATTATCTGACAGACCCAGATGCTTTCTTCCTGTTAACTTCTGTCACCGATCAAGGCGATGGTCTAAAAATGTTCCAAAGAAGTGGTATGGAAACTTCTATGGAACCAGACTTTGCCACAGGAAACATTAGATATAAGGCTCGTGAGCGTTATTCTTTTGGTTTCTCTGATTGGAGAGGAATTTATGGGTCACAAGGTGCATAACTAGAACGATTAGAAATAGCGTTTATAACTCAACTATTTCAGAAAAAGGGCAACTTAGGTTGCCTTTTTTTTTGTTATTTTCTTTGTATAAATACTTGCAAATTCCTACACATTTGATATTATAACCATGTGAGATACATTAATAACAGGAGAAAACAATGAGTTTAGTAAAAAATACATACTACATAGGAGCTGGTTTTGAGAACAAAATGTACACTTTAAGACAGTACATTCAGTTTGAAAACACATCTGGCAATATTGGTGAAAGTGACAGATACGTCAAAAATTTAAGCACAAACTATGATGAGGCTTATGCTAAAGCTGTTAAATATGCTAAGGAAGATAATGTTACCCTTGAGGCTTCTTTGATTGATGAACTTGACCCTATTATTAGAAAAACACCAGAATATCACGCAAAAGTCAAAGAAGACTTACAAGTAAAAATTCATGATTTTTTACAAGCTAATCCTGTTTTGGCACAACATTTTGTAACTTATGGTGACGCAGATATTGAAGTGCAAAGAGACATTGGTTTTGCTTTTTATGACATCAAAGACAAACTACATCAGTATGGAAATCTGTCTGTTGCACAAGTTAATTTTTGTATAAAAATGGTAGATAGTTATATCACCAGAAAAGAAAATGCAAAAGTATGGGAGGAGGAAAAGACAAATGCAGAACCAGTGCCTGTTACTGATGAAAGAATACAGTTTACTGGTGAGGTTATCAAAACCACATTCAAAGATTATGTTCTGCCTAATGGTATGCAAACCAGCTCACAAAAATGCACTGTCAAAGATGACAGAGGTTTTGTGGTTTGGGGTGGTGATGTAGGTGAAAAAGGTGATAGGGTTACTTTCATGGCTACAGTTACTGTGTCAGACAAAGACCCTAAGTTTGGTTTTTTCAAAAGACCTACCAAAATACAACAAATTGAAAAAGCTGGAGTAGAAAACAATGGTTAACAAACCAAAAAAAATAGAAATAATTGGTGGAAGTATTTATCTTTGCTATAAAGATGAAAACACAAATGTTTCACATGAAACAAAAATTTTGCACAAGAAACAATATGTGCGTGCAAAACCAATGGTGGACAAGGCTTGGAAACTTTTGTCAGAAGAGGACTACAGCTTTATAGTTTTTGACCCAACAACACGTTACAAAGAGGGTCAGCCAGTAGATACACACTATAAACAAATATCAATAAGACTAAGTGGTGTAGATACAATTTATCATAAATTTTTGTCTGGCAACTTGATGCGTACATATCACAACCAAGGGTTAGACCCTATGTTACATTGGGGATTTGCAGACGTGCATGATTGTGACTTGTTGCCCATAGAGAAAAAATTAATTAACGAACATCTTGGAGACTACAAAACATACGAAACATATGGGCTGTAGCTAAACAAAAAAGGAGTATTTATGAAATTAAAAAAATTTAGTCATACAGGTGGAATACAAGGTAGAAGAACTAGAGCACTCAAAAGATTAGAAAAAATTGTAAAGCCAAACGAATCACAACAGAACCAAATTTTAATTTTAAGAAAAAAACTCAAAATTTTATAACAAATCTTAATTTGCTAATCTAAAGCCCTAGTAGTATGATTTTACTACTAGGGCTTTTTAACTCGTACCTATCGACTGACCTAGCAGACAAGCCAAGACGATAGGGGTATTTCCAAAGGAGGAAATTATGGCAAATTCGACATTTAATGGACCTGTAAGGTCAGAAAATGGCTTTAAAGTCATTTCAAAAGCAGAAAAAACAGGAGCTGTAACCACATCATTTACTTTAGATGGTAATGGTATGCAAGTTACACCTGTGGCACTAGCTGATACTACAGCTATATCTTTAACAGCTGCAACGCATGGTGGCAGAGTTTCAGTTGTGCCAGCATTGACTGCTAATTGCACACTTACTTTACCTTCACCATCTGCTGGAGTTTACTTCAAACTAATTTATGGTGGTGCAGCTGAAGAAACTGAAAACTTGTTGATTAGTACAGGTTCTAATACTAACTTTTACATAGGTGGTATTATCCATTTAGACTCCAATGCAGATAATGTTTCTGTATATTCAGATGGTAACTCTAACTCCATACTTACCTTGACTGATTTTGGTTTGTTTGAAATTAACATACTAGCCAAAGATTCAACTAATTGGTATATATGGGGCAATCAAGAAGGTGCTGATGCACCAGCTTTCTCTGACGCATAGGAGTAAATAATGGCAGACACAGTAACCTCACAAACTATACAGGATGGGCAAAAAATTGCTGTCCTGAAGTTTACAAATGTATCTGATGGCACAGGTGAAAGTGCTGTCAAAAAGGTTGATGTATCAGCTTTACAAGCAAATAATAGTGGTGACGCTTGCACTTCAGTCTCTGTAGCTCGTATTTATTGGGCTACAAGAGGCATGGGTGTAAACCTAGAATTTGATGCTAGTACAAATGTTCTTTTGACTGGTTTACCAGCAGATAGTACAGGAGATGAATACTATGACTTGTTTACAGGCATACCTAACAACGCTGGTAGTGGTGTAACAGGTGACATTGACTTCACAACTGTAGGACATTCAAGTGGTGATACTTATTCAATCATATTGGTTTTGAATAAAAATTATTAATGAATGGCTGTAAAAAAACCAAAAAAAAAGGCTAAACCTATAAGGAAAACGACTGGAAAGGGCGGTAATTACCGCCCTACCAGTAAAGGTGCTGGCATGACAAAAAAGGGCGTAGCTGCTTATCGTAAAGCTAATCCCGGCTCTAAGTTAAAAACTGCTGTAACAGGCAAAGTAAAAAAAGGTAGCAAAGCTGCGAAAAGACGTAAGTCTTATTGTGCAAGATCGCTTGGACAATTAAAGCGAAGCTCTGCTAAAACAAGAAACAATCCTAATTCAAGAATTAGGCAAGCAAGAAGAAGGTGGAAGTGCTAATGGCAACAGGAAGATCACAAATACCAAAGAGCGTAGCAAACCCAAGTTTATATAGAAAAGCCAAAAGCAAGGCTAAAGCTAAGTTTGATGTTTACCCATCAGCCTATGCAAATGCTTACATGGTCAAAGAATATAAAAAAATGGGTGGCAAGTACAAAGGTAAAAAGAAAGCCACAGGTGGAGCTATAAGGCTAAACCAAGGTGGTACAGTCATGGTACAGGGCAGAGGCTGTGGTGCTATGATGAACGACAGGCGTAAGAAAACTAAAATACCACGAAGTTAGTATGAGTTTGACGAAGTGGTTTAAAGAAGACTGGGTTGATATAGGCTCACCAAAAAAAGGTGGTGGCTATAAAAAATGTGGTAGGTCTAAAACCAAGGGTTCTAAGCGTAGTTATCCTAAGTGTGTACCAGCCTCCAAAGCTGCAAGCATGAGCAAAAAACAAATTTCTTCTGCTGTAAGACGCAAAAGAGCAAAAAAACAAGGTGTTGGTGGTAAGCCAACTAATGTTTCTACATTCGCCTCCAGAGGTGGTAAGATAAGAAAATCAAGATCAGGCAACATGGGATTGTTTGGCAGAAGATAGGAGTTATTATGAAAGGTACTAAAGGTATGAAAAAAGGTGGCATGGCTAAAGGCAAAGGCACTAAATACATGGCTAAAGGTGGTTCTACTAAAGGTAAAGGTAAAGGAACTAAGTATATGGCTAAAGGTGGTGCTGCTAAAGGAAAAGGCAAAGGCACTAAATACATGGCTAAAGGCGGTATGGCTAAAGGTAAAGGCACTAAGTATATGGCTAAAGGTGGACCTGTTAAGAGAAGAGGCGTAGCTAGAGGCATGGGTGCAGCTATCAGAGGTGGCGACTATACGATTTAACTAAATTATAAGGATTAAATATTGTGGCGTATTTAATATCAAACATACCCCAGTTTAAATGTTGGGTAAGAAAGGAATTTACAGCAAACCATAGTGATTATCATGGTGAGTATTTACACGCTTTGGCTATAGCTGTTAACACACTACCAGACAGATCATTGTCTTTTCAGGTGGTTTTTACAGGTTGCGAGATAGATGACATGGAAGATGCACCTAATGTGCATGGTGGTGCTATGTGGGCTAGGATGCCAATACAGGCACTGGTAGCTGACATACCACTAGATGAACCTCCTGAACCAATGGAAGATCACTTAGCACAACCTTGGGATTGCTTGAGTCATCACCATTCTGTGGTTATTATGGACAGGGTAAGCTCATCTCCATGGATATGTAAGATAGGAGGAGAGTTCGTAACAGGTAAGTATATGTTTACAGTTGACTACACAGATAACTCGATAGCTGATGACCCAGCTCAACATAAGCAGTCACATGTGTTATATTTAACAGAAGCTGGTAAATGGACTGGTAACTTTGTAGCTCTACCCAATAATAGAGTGAGAGCAACAAACCCAGCCTTGTGGCGAGTTGGTGAAGGTGCTCCTGATTTTATGCCTTCTCAATGGACACATTCAGCAGAACAACATGAGAGTTATATGGACCCAAACATAACATTTGATAATCTATACGCTCCAGAGGATAAAAAGAATGGCAACAAGTAGCAGTAAGAATTTTGAGCCTGATGTAGCTGAATACATTGAAGAAGCTTTTGAGAGATGTGGCATAGAGCTACGCACTGGTTATGACCTGAAAAGTGCTACCAGAAGTTTAAATATTATGTTGGCTGAGTGGGCTAACAGAGGCTTAAACCAATGGACTGTAACAGAAAAGACAGTAGCTATGGTAGCTTCAACATCTACTTACAACATTGACAGCACTAACTCTACAGCTCCTATAGATGTACTAGACGTATTCATTAGAGAAACATCTGGTTCTGAAACAACTGACATACCTTTAAGCAGATTAAGTAGAGCTGAGTATTCACATGTAACTAACAAATCAACCACTGGTAAGCCTAATCAGTATTTTGTTGACAAACAGTTGTCTCCTACAGTCACAGTTTATCCAGTGCCTGACTTATCAAGCACCTACACTTTGCACATGAATGTATTGACTAGAATGGATGATGCTGACTCAGCGACTAACACGATGGATTTACCATTTAGATTTTACCCATGTTTGACAGCTGGTTTGGCTTATTACATGTCTATGAAAAGAGCACCACAACTTACAGGTCAGTTAAAAGCTATCTATGAAGAAGAGTTTGACAGGGCGTTGTCACAAGACGAAGAAAGAAGTTCATTCCATATCTCACCTAATTTAAGAAGTTATAACAACGCATAATGGCTTTTGCATCAAACAAAAACGCTTATGGTATCTGTGATTTAACAGGTTTTAGGTACAAGCATAAAGATTTGCGAAAAACTTGGGATGGTTTGCTAGTCGGCAAAGATCAGTGGGATGCAAAACACCCACAACTCATGCCAAAACCTTCACCTACTGACCCAGAAGCCATACGAGATGCAAGAGTTGAAAGCAGTGACACTAACAATTTTTTTACACTTTATACTAATGTTGGAGATGGGAAATTAGGCACTAGCCTAACCTCTTTTGAATTGACAGCAAGCATAGGAACAGTCACAGTAACCACATGAGTTTTACACTAGCTACACTTAAAACAGCAGTTCAAGACTACTTACAAGTCTCTGAAACTACTTTCACAACGCAACTGCCTAGATTTATACAAGAAGCAGAAGATCGTATATTTAATATGGTTCAACTGCCTTTTCAAAGAAAGAATGTAACAGGCACTTTGACAGTTAGTAATAGGTTTTTGGCTACACCAACAGATTTTTATGCACCTTTTAGTTTGGCAATTACTAGCAGTAGTACATACGATTACTTAGATTTTAAACATGCTTCTTTTATTAAGGAGTATGCACCTTCTTCATCTGCTACAGGGCAACCTAAGTATTATTCTCAGTTTGATGATACTTCTTTTGAACTTGCTCCAGTTCCAGACTCAGCATATACTATTGAATTACATTATTTGTATAAACCAGCCTCGTTAACGAGTGGTAGTGACAGCGGTACAACAGTGTTAAGTTCTGATTATCCAGACGCTCTGTTGTATGGAAGTTTAGTAGAAGGAGCTATCTTTCTGAAAGAACCCCCTGATGTCATTGGTCTGTTTGAGGCTAGATTTAAGGAGGCAGTTGGCAGAATGAAAACTCTATCAGAAGGTCGTGGCACACGAGATGAATATAGATATGATCAGTTACGCACTGGCGTATCTTAATGCAACCCATTGAATCATTAGAAGGCAAACGCATTGCCATAGTAGGACTTGGTATATCGCAAGTAGATTTTGCTGTAGGCATAGAAAATGGCAAAACTTGGGATGAAGTCTGGACTATCAATTCAGCAGCTGCTGTTTATAAAACAGACAGAATGTTTATGCTAGACCCAGCCAGTCGATTTTTTGACAGCAATGATGCTGGCAAACAGACTGGTGCGTTGACTAGAATATTGCCAACCGCTGACTATCCTGTTTATACCTGTGAATTAGATGAAAGAGTGCCCAGTGCTGTAGTTTATCCTATAGAAGCTGTTTGCAACGCTACTCGTTGTGCTTACTTGAACAACACAGTAGCCTACGCTATTGCTTTTGCTTTGTTCAACAAAGTAGGTGCTATTGACCTGTATGGCATAGATTTTTCGTATAAAGAAAATATGCACTTTGCAGAAGCTGGAAGAGCTTGTGTTGAGTTTTGGATATGCAAGTGCATGGAAGCAGATATAATAGTAGGTATTAGTTCACGATCTACTGTCTTAGATTCTAATGTAGTAGCCACTGATAGACTGTATGGTTTTCATAGACTAGACAAGCCTTTAGTAGCAATACCACATGAGGGCAGATGGATAATAGAACCATTTGAAGATATTGACAAAAAATTAGCAGAGCATGGTTTGGTTTTAAACAAAGATGAAGAGCCACCAGAGCCATACAAAGGATGACAGATAGTTTTATAAAATTAGGAAAAGTTGGTGTTCACACCACACAAAACAAAGGACATGACCCTGAGTTTTGGGCAGAGCAAGCAACTAAGAAAATATGCGAAATATCTATGGATGCACCAGAGCATGTAAAACAACAGGCTATGGCTTTCCAAAATCAAGTTTATACTGTAATCTTATATACTATTAAGAACGCAATAAATTCTAAAAACGTGACATATGTGAATTTATTAAGGCAACAAGGTCATGAAGACATGGCTAATATAATTAAGGAGCTTTAAGAAATGGCAATAACATCAGCAATATGCACAAGTTTTAAACAAGAAATCCTTGTAGAAGGACACAATTTAACCAATGGAGCTGACTCAATAAAGTTGGCTTTATATACTTCATCAGCAACTATGGGTGCTGGCACAACAGCCTATGCAACCACTAATGAGGTAACAGGTACAAATTACACAGCAGCTGGAGCAGCGTTGACCAACGTGACACCAACAACTTCAGGCACTACAGCTATAGTAGATTTTGCAGACTTAACATTTGGCACAGCTACAGTTACTGCTAGAGGTTGTTTGATTTACAACAGCACAAATGGTAACAAAGCTTTAGCTACTATTGACTTTGGAGGAGACAAGACAAGCACAGCTGGAGACTTTACAGTCGTATTTCCAGCAGCTAGTGCGACTGCTGCCATTATCAGAATAGCTTAATTTTTTTTTTGAAATGGTAGAGTCAAAAAATGCCACTCACAAAATTTAATTTTAAGCCGGGAATCAACAAAGAAGAAACTGACTATTCTAATGAAAATGGTTGGGTCGATGGCAATTTAGTACGTTTTAGAAAAGGTGGTGTTGAAAAAATAGGTGGTTGGGAAAAGAAAAGTTCTAATACCTTTTTTGATACAGCTAGAGCCCTTCACAGTTGGATTTCTTTGGGAGGTCAGCGTTACTTAGGCTTTGGTACTACATCTAAATACTACATAGACAATGGTGGCAATTACAACGACATCACACCTATACGAGCTACTACTACCAATGGTATTACATTCTCAGCTACTAATGGTTCATCTACGATTACAGCAACTGATTCTAGTCATGGTGCTGTTGTAGGCGATTTCGTTACTTTGTCAGGTGCTGCTACGTTGGGTGGTAACATCACAGCTGCTGTTCTTAACCAAGAATACAAAATTACAGGTGTTCCTAATGCAAACACTTACACTTTTACTGCTGTAGATACAAGTGGCACTACTGTCACAGCAAATAGCAGTGACAGTGGTAATGGTGGCTCAGGTGTTGATGGTGTCTATCAAATAAACTCTGGACTTGATGTGTTTGTACAAGCGTCAGGTTGGGGCTCAGGTGCTTGGAGTGCTGGTGGCTATGGTTCTACTACAGCTTTGACTGATACTGGTCAATTAAGATTATGGACACACGATAACTTTGGTGAAGATTTAATTATTAATCCTAGGGGTGGCAGTATATACAGATGGGTTGAAAACGATGGTTTATCCACAAGAGCTGTAAGTTTATCAGGCACTACAGGTGCTAATTTAGTGCCAACAAAAGGTTTACAAGTTATCACATCAGAAACAGATAGACATTTGATAGTGCTAGGAGCAGACCCAATAAGCAGTGGTGCAAGAACAGGTGCTGTTGACCCCATGTTAATAGCATTTAGTGACTCTGAAAATGCTTTAGAGTTTGAGCCACTTAACACTAACAGTGCTGGTGATGTAAGACTATCTAGTGGCTCATCAATAGTAGGTGGTATTAAATCCAGACAAGAAATATTGGTTTGGACAGATACCAGTTTGTATAGCATGTCATTTATAGGACCTCCTCTTACTTTTGCGGTAAACTTAATAAATGAAGGTGCTGGGTTAATAGGACCTAAAGCTGCTACTAATGCACCTAATGGTGTATTCTTCATGTCTAAAAACGCTTTCTACTTTTACAATGGTTCTGTACAGAAACTACCTTGTTCAGTGCAAGACTATGTTTTCTCTGATCTTGATGTGTCTCAAGCATACAAATGCCACGTTGCTACCAACACAGAATTTTCTGAGATATGGTTTTTCTATCCTTCACTAGCAGATGGCACAGGTGAAATTTCTCGTTATGTCATCTATAACTATGAAGAAAACTCTTGGAGTATTGGTTCCTTGGTCAGATACGCTTGGCTAGATGCTGGTATAGAGAACAAACCAATAGCATCAGGCACAAGTTCTTCTACAAGTTGTTTGTTCCTACATGAGACAGGATTTAACGATGATGACAGTGCTATGGATAATGTCTTTATAGAATCAGCAGATATAGATATAGCTGATGGTGAGAACTTTGCTTTTGTTAAAAAAGTAATACCAGACATTAAGTTTGACAGTCAGACAGGCACAGCCCCATCACCAGCTATGAACATAGTGGTTAAAAGCAGAAACTTCAATGGTGAAAGCCTTACTACAGACTCGACCACACAAGTCACTAGCACATCTACTTTTTCTAGTTTGAGAACACGGAGTAGGCAGTTGGTACTTAGATTTGAGTCAGATGATGACAATACCGCTAGTCGTAAAAACTACAGGTGGAGGCTTGGAGCCACACGTTTAGACGTACAAAGTTCAGGTCGTAGATAATGGGCAAATTATTAGAAACCAGATTGCCCATAGCACAAGGTGACATGGTTTCAATCGAAACATTTAATCGTTTGGTTCGTGTATTGGAGTTAAACTTGAGTGCACATGACCCAGACAGGATTAAACATTTCACAAACACAGAGACTTCTGAATTGCAATTTGCTACAGGGCAGATTATATTTAACTCTACAGTAGAGGTTCATCAGGCTTTTGATGGCAATGAGTTCAGAAATCTTTATGAACATAGGACATACGTTACTGGTGTTAGTGCTACAATGAGTGTCGGTGCAGTAACTGTTACAATAGGTTAAGAATATGGCTATAAGCGAAGAACTACAAAGAAGAATAAGCAGTCTTACAGGTGAGGAAACACCCATGCGTCAAGGCATGATGATGAGTGCAGATGGTCAGAGACCACCTTTTGGTGACATATCTTTGCCTGAAAGTTTATCACGCAGACAGCCTGATTTAGGAATTTACCAAAATCAAGATATTAAAGAAATTTTAACAGACTTTCGTACACAAGCATCTGCTGGTAATGCTCGTGAGGCATCTGAAGCATATATACCACGCTTGGAAGAAATGACAGGCATGAGCAGAAATGACCCAGATTTTAGAGCTATGCTTGAAGGTGCTGGTTTGACTGGTGGTTCAGGTGGTCGTATGTCTGAGCAAGACATGAACATGATGATAGCACAACAAGGTGCTAGACAAGGTATTAGCCCTGTAGAACAAAGAGCTATGGCTTTTACTTCTTACTTAAACACAACAGACAGAACCGCACCTGAAGAAGTGGTTAATAACTATGCCATGGGCAACATGTCATTTGATGATGCTATACAGCTGTCACAACCCATACAAGTCATAGACGAAGTGGTTGTCACAGGACAGATGCCAGAGACAGGACAAATGTCTCAGGCAGAAGGTGAAAGGCTGAAAATGGGGATATTCGATTCAGTAAGGCAAAGTCTAGGTGGTCGAATGACAGAAAGAGAGGGTCAAAGGTTACAAGAAGCCATGTTCGGTAATGACAATAGTGCTGTTTCTAATGAAAAATTGATGGAGCTACAAAAAGCTTTACAAGAACTAGAAGCACAAAGGCAGATGACCAATGACCCAGAAGAGAAAGAGTTATTGAGTAGAATGATAGAAAATACAACTACTAAGGCACT